GCCAAGTATCAATATCAAATTGCCTTTGTGGCAGATCAAGAAATCAATCTCTTGGCATGTATGACCGAAATTATGGTGGAGTGTGAATTCAAATGACCAAATCAACTTTTGCTAAAACTAAAGCACAAATAAAATCCTCTAGATACTATCTGTTCTGGGGTGCAGCAACTATTGCCGTTGTTGTTGGACAAATCTATATCGGTAATGGATATCGTAGAATGGCAGAAACAGGCGATGCTATATCTGCGGATATTAATTTACTCATAGAGGTTCTTACAATGCCTGTACCCAGAACTATGCCTGTTCCAGGCCCAAGGTATGAATATGAAACATTACCTTCTGCACCTGATGATTATAATATGCCCATTATACAATGATTCTAAGTGAACTTGATGCTGTCTATGCGGCAGACAAATTCATTGATTATTTTTCTAATACTGGAAGAATTGATGAATACCTTCGTAATGTAAAACTAGATCGTATGGCTCAATTACCTGTACCTTTATTTGGTATGGGGCCTGAAGATGATCTATTCACTGATTTTGATATGCACCCTAATGATATGGATATCAAGATCTATCAAGCTGGAGAGAAGAATGGATTTAGTAATGAATACTTTAATGAAAGGTTGGAGATTACTACATCACATGCCATAGAGAAATCTGTGCCTGGAAAAGCTCTTAAATGGATTGTAAAAGAAACTAATACAGATAAAACTATTGGATTCTGTAGATTTGGATCTCCTACTATCAACTCTAAACCTAGAAATGATTGGTTAGGAAATGTACCAGAGCTAACAATATTCAATCGACACGCTATCATGGGATTTATTATTGTTCCCACTCAACCATTTGGATATAATTATCTGGGTGGTAAACTTCTAGCAATGTTATGTTGTTCTCATCTTGCTAGAGAGACATTAAACAAAAAGTATAATGCAGATATTTGTTTATTTGAAACCACATCACTGTATGGTACAACCAAATCATCATCACAATATGATGGATTGAAACCATATATGAGATATAAGGGATTGACCGTAAGTAACTTTACGCCCCTCATACATGATTCTATTTTCCAAGATTTAAACAAATGGTTTACTGCAAGGAACAATAATAAGTGTTTGGTAAAAGAAGATGCCTCTAGTAGAAAACTAAAGATTCAAACAAAGATGATATCTATTATCAAGAAATGTTTGAGTGATACCGAAAAGATTAAACAATTCAATGACGCTATTCTTTCTGCAAAGGATCTTACCCAACAGAAGAGATTCTATATGTCAACCTACGGTTTTAAAAACTCTAGAGAAGTTATTCTGGGAGAACAAGATACTCCTATCAAAGCAGATAACTATGACAGGTTTGAAGTTGAAGAGATTATCAAACACTGGAAGAAGATGGCTACCAAGAGATTTGCCAAACTCAAGAATGAAGGAAGACTAAGGACTAAGTTGGAAACTTGGAATACTAATCCTGATGAGATAGACATTATCCGATGAAAATGAACGACCAAACTAAACTTATGTTCGCTCTAGAACACATCGCACATCTAGAAGACCTCATAGAAGGTAACGAATGGGAGAACTATTTAAGTTCTAACCTCATAACAATTAAATATGAATTAGAAAGACAACTATCACAACTACAGTATAAAAGAAATGGCAGATCTAAAGGACTGGCTGAACTCGATTAACCTAACTAAAGAGGATATTACTAGGGATGATCCCCAGTTAATAAAGAAATACTCTCCATTCATAATCAATAAATGTATGTCTGGACATCTTGACACAGTGATGTTTGCTAATGAAATGAATCTGCAATCCCACTTGGCCAAAGACCTTCAATATCAATTTTATCTAAATAGTATTAGGAAAAAGAAGAGATTCTCTCCGTGGCTCCGAAAAGATAAGATCAAGAACCTTGATGTTGTCAAATCATACTATGGTTATAGTAATGAGAAAGCAATTCAAGCACTCAAGATATTATCTAAAGAGCAGTTGAATTACATTAAAGCGAAAATTGACGTTGGAGGTACAACATGAGTGGGTTTGTAGAACCTGAGATCGAGTGGTCACAAGATCAAATGATCGAGGTCACATTAAATGAACCAGATGATTTCTTGAAAGTTAGAGAAACTCTCACTAGGATTGGTGTCGCTTCTAGAAAAGAGAAGAAGATATATCAATCATGCCATATTCTTCATAAGCAAGGTAGATACTATATCGTTCATTTTAAAGAACTATTTGCACTAGATGGAAAGTCTGCAAACCTTTCTATCAATGATGTTCAACGCCGTAATAGAATCATTACTCTACTATCTGATTGGGGATTGATTACTATTGTAAATTCAGAAATGATAAAGGACGTTGCTCCTTTAAATCAAATTAAAGTTCTCTCATTTAAAGACAAAGGCGATTGGACTTTAGAAACCAAATACAATATAGGTAAGAAGAAAAAAGTAGTGCAAACGTCACCAAGTGCTTTTGTAAAAGCAGACTGACGGTTATTACCAAGATCAAATGGGGGTTTATACGACCCCCTTTTTTTGTGTTTTATGGTTAAATAGTAGTGTCGCCGAAAGGGACACAAACTACACTCGCTTATTTAAGGAGAACTATTATGAATAACTTAGCAAGGTATCATGCTGAACATTTGCCTGATCTTATGGATAGGATCACAAAGAATTCAATCGGCATGGATGATTACCTAAACGCATTTTTTAATTTTGATAATGCAACTGCAATACAGAATTATCCACCATACAACCTAATCAACATAAACAATGTTGAGTCTAGGCTAGAGATTGCATTAGCAGGATTCAGTAAAAAGGATGTCAAAGTCTATACAGAATATGGCAAACTTATAGTTGAAGGAATGAAAGAGACAAAGGACGATTCCGAATACGTCCATAAGGGATTGGCTCAGAGAAACTTCACAAGACATTGGACTTTATCAGAGGACACGGAAGTCAGAGAGGTTCAATTTAAAGATGGACTTCTTACCGTCAAACTAGGTAAAGTAGTTCCAGAACATCATGCTCGTAAAGACTACCTATAAATAATAGTAGTTCGAGATGGATCAACCCTCTTAACGGAGGGTTTTTTTATTATGATTATATGGCAAGAAAATAAAATTGTCCCAAAATCTCTTAAATCTATTATCTTCAAAAGGATAGAAGAGAATCATATAGACAAGAAAAAATTTTACACATCATACGCTGAAGGCTTTGGATCAACAACCTTCTCTGATATACTAGTTCCGTACTATGGAGATATCATAGATGGAATTATGAAAGATTTGGGTATGTTTAAAAGAAGTAGATATTACTATAATCTATGGGTACAGATGTACAATTCTAAAACTGATACTCATGACGCTCACTCTCATTTTGGTGGTACAGAAATAATTTCTTTCACTCATATACTTAATTGTTCTGAACAGAAATGTTTTTATTTTCTAGACAATGATGATAATAAAATATACCCTGATCAAAAACAAGGAGATATTTTGGCATGGCCTGCATGGCTTATGCACGGTGTAGATAATGTGAAAGATGAGTCTTTGAATAGACTAGTCATCTCAGGTAACATAGCATTGAAGGATTACTATGGCGGAGACACGGATACATCAATTACCTCAAGTGATGACGGCAGTGGACATGTCACATGGGATGTGATAGAATAATAAAATGATTGATTATCTATTTCCTACTACAGTATATCAAGCAGATTTAGATACTCCTGATGATGTACATGTAGGTATGGTAAATTATATTGATAAATTTTACCATAAGAATGTACAGCATGTTGGATTTGTTCCAAGTTTTACTGGAGAAATATTAGGTGATTCTCAAATATCATCAGAACCAGAGTTCTCTTGGGTAACACAACAGATATCATTTCATCTTAAAAAATACATAGAGGAACTGGGTGCTACACTAGAACCAACTGACATTCATCCAGGCTCAGACATATATGTTCCACAATCATGGCCTATAGTATGTGTTAATGGTGGAGGGGTTGGGTATCATAATCATTGCCAATCACATTTTAGTGCAGTGTTTTATGTAAGAACGGAGAAAGATAATGATACAGGACAGCTGGTGGTCTATTCACCAGAACCAAATACTTTATCTGGATTACCTATATTTCATGTCAAACCAACATATGGCAGTTCAAGGACACGATACTATAACGCAGTTCAAAATAGATTAGTAATTTTTCCGTCCACTTTGAATCATGAAGTTAGAGAGTATCATGGTGTAACAAATAGATATTCAATATCATATGATATTTTAATTACCACCAGAAAAGAGTCTGGTAATTTTTGTTTAGTAAATCCGAGTAGATGGATAAAGATTTAAAGTATAATCATTTGCCTGGGCTTACTGCTCCATTTGAACCTCAAGTATATGAGTGCCCATATCATGATCTGATACAGTTGCCACTCATTAATTGGGTAGAAGAAAAGGCAAGTCTTATGATAGGTGATGATACCAAATGTTTTAGAACACCTCCACAATCAGGCGACAAGAGAGATATCACAGAGCATAATGTATTATTCGGTTGGATAGAATCTCTTCTTGTAGAATCTGTGCATGAGTTTTGTAAATGGACTAACTCTGCATACAATGTTAGTCCAGAGTCCTCTAAGAAATTCAAGATAGCTGATTATTGGGGTATGTTATATGGTGATGGTTACGGAACTGTACCACACAATCATTTTCCCTTTGCTTTATCCTTTGGATATTATCTTAGAACTCCAGATGGATGTGCTCCTTTAATTATAGATGAACAATCTATACAGGTTACAGAGGGTAGATTGATAATATTCGGTGGACATCAAACTCATTATGTGCCAGATTCAGATGTATCTGGTAGATGTATGATAGCTGGAGATGTTTCTTATGGTGAGATAGTGAATTGGTAGAAATTGTAAAGATGTAGTAAACAATACCTAATGTCAGAATCTCGTAACATAAATATGTTACAGGAGGTTAAGAAAATGTTAAACATCAAGTTTACATGGCAACACCCACCGTTGCCAGAGTTCGATCCAGAAATTCACGATCCAGATGAGGTGTTTGCACTTCTCTGCTACCGAGGAATTCACTACGCTAAATGGGTATATCTCAAGATATCCTTTCAATAATACACAGGGGGTTGACAAACCCCTTTTTTTATGTCATTATATAAATGTGCCTGATCAGCACATAGGGAGTGACTGAATAAACTTACTGGCATATAGCTGGTTAAGGTGATGCGACAGGGGTGGTGCCCGCTGCTGGGAACAGTAGAATCGATTTACCAATCGGGTCGTAGGCTGAGGTGTATTTCTAAACTGTAGAAATGCCCGCCTCTTGTTGGTACACAGGAGCCCAACCTCCCACATGCGGATGTCGTATAAAAGTATTACGACAGGTTTCCAACTTGTAGACGGTGGTGCAATACCATCCATCCGCTTTACAAAATAAATAAGATGACCGTTAAACTTGTTCTACTAAAATCTAACGAAGAAGTAATAGCAGATGTAAAAGAACTTGTAGATGAAAATGATAAACCCATCTTTATAGTTTTAGAAAATGCTTACTGCTGTAAGTTGATCGAAGACCCTGTTTTACTTACTGAAGATAGTACAGATACAGAAACTAAATATAGTGTTCAGTATTATCCTTTTATGCCTTTATCTGATGAAAAGAAAATATCCATTGATCCTAGTTGGGTTGTGGCTATAGTAGAACCAAAGAAGATGGTTAAGGAATCTTATGAGGCAAGAATGAATGGAACAGGAAATTAAAATACTAGTATTGGTTAGTGGTGAAACTATTATTTCACGGATAGAAGAAGTTGCTGCTTTAGATATTGGTCAACCTGATTGTAAATTAACATCTCCATATAAGTTAGATGAGTTTGTTGTAGAGGGAAAAGAAATGTCACCTTGGTTAGGTGAGGTAACTGATGATGTTGACATTATGATATGTTCTGATAAAATATTGACATTGGTTGAACCACACAAATCATTAGTGGATTCATATTTGAAAGTAGCTACAACATGAAGTTCTATACAAATGTTTTCCAGATCGGCAACAGTATGTTGGTCAGGGGATATGACAATGGAAAACATTTTGAAGAAAGGGTTGATTTTCGCCCTACTTTTTATGTGCCATCAAAAAGAAAGAGAAGTAAATGGAAAACACTTGATGGTCAATTAGTAGATCCTATCAAACCAGGCACAATAAAAGATTGTAGAGAGTTCATAGATAAGTATTCACAGGTGCAAAACTATAATGTGTATGGTAATGAACGATATGTTCATCAATATATTTCAGAAGAATATCCAGAGGATGAGATCAAGTTTGATCTAAACAAAATTAAATTAGTTACTATTGACATCGAGGTTGCTGCAGAGAATGGTTTCCCCGATGTCTTTAATGTTGCGGAAGAATTACTCTTAATTACAATACAGGATTATAGTACAAAAAGAATTATTACTTTTGGATCAAGGCCTTACACCAAAGATCCAGATAAAAAGAATCACATCTATATTGATTGTCATAGTGAAGAAGGATTGATTACCAAGTTTGTAGATTGGTGGCAAAGACATACGCCTGAGGTTATTACAGGGTGGAACTGTGAGCTGTATGATATTCCTTATCTTATGGGTAGGATGGAAAGATTGATGGGTGAGAAATACGCCAAGAGAATGTCACCTTGGGGTATTTGTAGACGCAATGAAATTAAGATTGCTGGTAGAGATAATATTGTATATGACATTGCAGGCATTTCAGTAATTGATTATCTAGACTTATACAAAAAATCCCCTGCAACTCCAAATCAAGAGAGTTTTAGATTGGATCATATTGCCATGATGGAACTTGGACAAAAGAAATTAGATCACAGTGAGTATGACACATTCCGTGAGTTCTATACAAAGAACTGGCAAAAGTTTGTAGATTATAACATCGTTGACGTTGAACTGGTAGACCGTCTTGAGGATAAATTAAAACTGATTGATTTATGTTGTACTCGTGCCTATGATGCCAAGATTAATTTTACTGACGTTGCTTTTCAAGTTCGTACATGGGATGCCATCATATACAATTACCTAAAGAAAAAAAATATTGTGATCCCACAAAAGGATCGTAACAAGAAAGACGAGAAGTATGCTGGAGCATATGTAAAAGAACCTAAGCCTGGTAGATATGAATGGGTAGTTTCCTTTGATCTTAACTCACTATATCCGCATTTAATTATGCAGTACAATATCTCACCAGAGACTCTACAAGATAAAAAACATCCAAGTGCAACAGTAGAAAGACTATTGAATCAGGAGGATACATTTGAATTATATAAGGACTTTGCTATATGTGCTAATGGTGCAATGTATAGTAAGGAGAAGAAAGGGTTCTTACCTGAGTTAATGGAAAAGATGTATAAAGAACGTGTCATCTTCAAGAAAAGAATGATCAAGGCAAAGAAACAGTATGAAAAAACACCAACTAAAGAACTTGAAAAAGAGATCGCAAGATGTAACAACGTACAGATGTCTAAGAAGATTGCTCTTAACTCTGCCTATGGTGCGATTGGTAATCAATACTTCCGCTATTATAAATTAGCAAACGCAGAAGCAATCACTCTATCGGGACAGGTATCTATCAAATGGATAGAGAATAAAATGAACAAAAAGATGAACACTATTTTAAAAACGGAGGGTAAAGACTATGTTATTGCTAGTGATACTGATTCTATCTATTTGCATATGGGTGATCTGGTCGAAGCTGTATACAAAGGAAGAGAAAAAACTACTGAGGGCATTGTCGGGTTCCTTAACAAGGTCTGTGAAGTGGAACTTGAACCTTATATTGAAAGTTCTTACCAAGAACTGGCAGACTACGTTAACGCCTACGATCAAAAAATGATTATGAAGCGAGAGAATATCGCTTCAACTGGTATATGGACAGCAAAGAAAAGATATATTTTAAACGTATGGGATAGTGAAGGTGTAAGATATGAAGATGCTAAACTGAAAATCATGGGTATTGAAGCAATCAAAACTTCTACCCCTGCACCATGTCGTAAGTTTCTTAAAGATGCATTTAAAATATTAATGAACGGAACAGAGGATGATGTGATTGAATACATCGAACGGTGTAGAAAAGAATTCAAATCATTACCACCAGCTGAAGTTGCATTTCCTCGTACAGTTTCCAATGTAGAAAAATGGAAGTCCTCTTCTGAGATGTATTTAAAAGGATGTCCTATTCATGTTCGTGGTGCCATATTATATAATCACTGGACAAAGAAAAAAGAGATAGATCATAAGTATGCTTCGATTAATAATGGTGAGAAGATAAAATTTTGTTATTTAAAAACTCCTAATTGGATGCATGAGAATGTTATATCTTTCATTCAAGATTTCCCTACAGAATTAGACCTAGATAAACATATAGACTACGAATTACAATTCAACAAATCTTTTTTAGAACCTGTAAAGGTTATCTTAGATTGTATCGGTTGGGAGACCGAACGCAAGAATACACTTGAATCCTTTTTCTCATGACACGTTACATTGTATGCTGGACAGACAACGGCATATTCTCTGACACACAGATGAAAGTCTTTGAAACCAGAGATCCAGCAAACTGGTTTGCCCAAAGCATACAAAAGGAGTATAATGATGTTAAAGTATACTTAGCACGGAAAGGAGAGTTTGATGACTAAGAAGAGAATACTTACTCTAGTCACAGGCGGTTTTGATCCTCTTCATAGTGGCCATATTGCTTACTTCGAGCAAGCAAGAGAACTTACTAATTATCTTGTAGTAGGATTAAACACCGAAGAATGGTTGACTAGAAAGAAAGGACAATACTTTCAATCATGGAAGGAACGCGCCGAAATTATAAGACATCTAGACATGGTTGATGCTGTCATCACAGTAGAAGATGATGAACATGGTTCTGCTTGTAATGCCATCTCTGCATGTTTGGAGATTGCACAAACTGTAGTCTTTGCCAATGGTGGAGATCGTGGATCAGACAACACACCAGAAACTGATAAGTTCGGTAACGATCCGAGAGTCGAAATGGAGTTCGGTATCGGTGGAACCGATAAGAAGAACAGTAGTTCATGGTTGCTGCATAACTACTTTGAAAGACAGAGAAAACTGGTAGGTATCTAATGAATAACGTAGGATTAGAAGTTGTATTCTGGACTATACTAGGAGTATATCTTCTAGCTAAGTTGGGAGTGTTCAAGAAATGAATTGTTGGCACTGCGACACCGAACTCATATGGGGATCAGATTTCTCAGGAGAGGATTATCATTGTGAAGATCAGTATTCTATAGTGACTAATCTTTCATGCCCCAAGTGTGAGTCATTCGTTCAAGTTTTTTATCCGAATAAAGATGAGTGAGGAGAAAGAAATATTATGGGAACCTTGGCACTTTCCAAATATTCCTTTATACCAAACAAAGTTGACTGCTGATGTTATGGATTATCTTTGGAACTGTATTTCACAGGCAGAAAAAGATAATGTTGATAACAGCAATGATTATAGTCACAAACTTGCTGGAAATATATCTGGTAGTTTAGGATTAACGGATAAGGACAACTGGTTTCGAGATAAAATTGTAGGGCCACTTACAAATAAAATCATAAAAGAAGATCCCAGAAACTATGAACCACCTGTAGATATTGATGAGTCAATCAAAGGTAAATTAAAACCATCTTTGAAACTTAATTGGTGGGTAAACTATCAATATCAAACAGAGTTCAATCCAGAACATATGCATGATGGCATAACTTCATTTGTAATTTGGATGAAGATTCCTACACATCATAAGGAACAACATAACCTACCATTTCATTCAAAGGCCGCATCTGATTTTCAATTCACATATTCCAATATACTAGGACATACAGTAGAATATCCTATATTCATGAGTCCAGATAGAGAGGGAATGATGATGTTATTTCCATCGACACTACATCATCAAGTGTATCCATTTTATAACACAGACGAACCAAGAATATCAATCGCTGGTAATTTGTTATGGAATGTGGTAGAATGTAAACAAGAGTAAATCATTATGGATTTTTTAAAAGAAATAGTAAAAGAGATTGGAGATGAGTACACCCAACTTGCCTCCGAGGCAGAATCAACTGAAACATTTATTGACACAGGTTCGTACATTTTTAACGGGCTTATATCAGGCTCTATATTTGGTGGTGTATCTAGGAACAAGATTACCGCTATTGCTGGTGAAAGCTCTACTGGAAAGACTTTTTTCAGCCTCGCTATGGTTAAAAATTTTCTTGACAATAATCCTGATGGGTATTGTTTATATTTTGATACAGAAGCCGCTGTCAACAGAGGACTCCTTGAGTCTAGAGGAATTGATCTCGAAAGGCTCGTTGTTGTCAATGTGGTAACAATAGAGGAGTTTAGATCAAAAGCATTGAAAGCTGTTGATATATACCTCAAAGCAGAAGAATCAACTCGTAAACCTTGTATGTTTGTACTTGATTCTCTTGGTATGCTTTCAACTGAGAAAGAGATTACTGATGCTCTGAATGATAAACAGGTTCGTGACATGACCAAATCACAACTTGTCAAAGGTGCATTTAGAATGTTAACTCTAAAACTTGGTCAAGCAAACATTCCACTTATCGTTACTAATCACACCTATGATGTCATCGGATCATACGTTCCCACCAAAGAGATGGGCGGAGGCAGCGGTCTCAAGTATGCAGC